ATCAACCGAATAACGGACTCAGGCTCAAAAGTCATGTCCGAGTCAATAAACATCAGGTGATCACAATCAGACTCTAAGAACTGTTTGGCAATGACGTTACGCGCACGGGATACAACAGAGCAACCACAGATACTGTTTACTTGAATATCAATCCCGTGCTGCATCACAATCTGGCTGAGTTTCATCAGTGAAACCGCCATGCTTACAGTTACTTTGTGGTCATAAGCGGGAAGACCAATCATCAACTTCTTACCCGCCAGATTGAAACCCTTATTCGTTTGCATGATTACCCGTAGAAGATGGTTGCGAAGCCAAGGTTTAACACCGTTCCGTATACGGCGGTTTGAAACAACAGCCCCTCGCCGGGGAGCAGCATATATGTCGGCTGAGTAGCTGAAGCTACAGTGTTGATGGTGGCTTTAATCGTGCCGCTTGATCCGCCATCCCTGAGAATAAGACTACCAGCCGTGGCAGTAGGGACGATGTAGATTGCTTTAACCCTGCAACGAGCAAGATTGGTGGGTGCTTGGTCAGTAAACTGACCGCTGGCGGTAATGGGTACGCTTGCTAGTACATCTGTTTGCATGACGAATCTCCTAGGATGTTAGGGGGCCGAAGCCCCCGGAAGGTTAGGAGAACGGCGTGGCAGCAGTACCAGACCCAACCAGAACACCGTTTACAGACCAGAGGTTAGCCGCCAGCGGAGTAACCGTAATCATGCTCCCCCGTGCTGCGCCGCCGGTAGTCGTGGCGTTCAGCGTGATGATCGTGCCGGTAACAGACGCAAAAGCGTTGTAGACGGTAGACACAACGCCCAAGCTACCAACGAACTTGTCCGAACCACCGCAGGTAACCGTCTGCGCAGTTGCACCCGCCGAAATCGCGTTGAAGAACAGGTTAAACGCAACGCCAATGTTGCTAGTCGTATTCGGATCTGAGCCGGGGCCAGACGAAGCCGGGTCAGCGGTTGTCACAATGGTCGGAAGAGTGATCGCGCAGGTCGCCGGAACCAGCAGGATATGACCCGCATGGGTGGCAACAGAGAGGGTTACCGTAGCGCCAAGGGTAAGAATGTTACCGTTACCCTGCGAGTAGAAACCGTTAAGCGAACGGACAGGGCCGTCGAAGGTCGAAATACCCATGTAAAACTCCTTGTGTGTTAGCACATCCGCATAGAGTCTCTAACAAGTCTGCTGGGGCAGTCTCTATGCGTAATTTTCCCAGATCGGTAAAACAAGTGGACGCTTTAAGCTGTCTTTTAATGGCTAGTTCTTCAGTCTGCCATCCACTATTTCACTTTACGCTGCCATTTAAACAGTGTCAACGCGTTTATACACCCAAAAGAAAAGGGCCACCGAAGTGGCCCCTCTCAACAGCTAACTACTTGGTTCTATTACGACGAACCAGAGGCACCGAAGATGCCCAACGGATCCGATGCTCCAAACGAGTACCGTTCGCGGCTCTTGTATCTTACGTTGCCCGTATCGAAATCTCCATCCATTGAGTTCGACAGCGGGGTGCGGACAAAGTGCTTCAGACCGTTAGGCACATCCGTGGTCAGGAACCAAGCGTTGGTATCGGTCAGGAAGTGATTGACGCAATACCCACCCGGAATAGACCCGTTATTCTTCAGTGCGTTGATGTCGTTGTTGTTGGTACTAACACGCAGTTCCGTTTCCAGAAGCCGCGTAGCAACGAACATCAGAGCAGGGGGAATAACGAGTTTCTTCGGTTTTGCAGCGATCAGCAGACCGCGCTCATCCGTCCAACCGGCGATCTGAATGACAGCAGCCTCAAGCGAGGTTTCATTCAGGTCAGCGGCACCACCAGTATTGCTGTTGGTTCCACCAGACACCAGAGGGTGTGATGCACTGCACAAAACAACGCCATCACCGTAGGTCGGGCCACCAGTAAATGCGTTGTTAAGGATTGCCGCTGCCTTAACTTGCTTGGTGTAGGCCATAGCACGGGCCAGACCCTTGGTGTAACGAGCGGAAAGGCTGTCATACAGGTTGTCTTCAATCGCTTCTTCAGTGATCGAAAAGCCCAGCGCAATCGTTTCGTGTTGGTAACGGGCAGTAAATGCTTCTTGGGCGTTATCGTAGGCAATTGATTGGCCTTCGTTTTTCACCGGAGCAGCAGAGAAACCCGACAGTTTTGTTTCTTCTTCAAACGAACGCTCAGAGGTTTCAGTCTCGAAAATCTCTTTGTGTTCTTCGCCGTACTTTGCGTACTCCAGACCAAACAGAGCATTCAGCCCCGGAAGGAGTTCTTTAAGTAGTTGTGCGCGTGAGATAGCCATTATTTATTCTCCTAGACGCCGGTTGCAAGGCGGTATTGATGAATGCCTTGGTTCCACGACACCAGAACTTCGACAAAAGACCCGGTTGCAGGGGCGGTATCAGGCACAACGTCCACAACTTTAAACGGAATTGCTGCCGTAGTTGCGGTGCTGTTCAGGACACAATGTGCGCTGTTGCCGGTGGTCGTGCTACCAACGTTAGCAACCAGAGCAGCGTTTCCGCCAACCATCGTCGCCCGTGTAGCTTGAGCAACCGTAGTCGTGCCAGAAACAATCGCGGTTTTCATCACCAGATCGGGATCATCCGCAACATACGCGGTAATCGCAGTCGTAGTGTCCGGAGTACCAGTAGTCAGGGCGGGGTAGTACTGCCCATAAATGCGCTGGCCCGAAGAGTTGATGTAGCTGCAACCCATGAAGATGCCAACCACGTTAACGGTGGTAACAGTCAGAACAGCCGTAGTAATACAGCCGTTAGACGACATCAGAACAACGTCACCAAAGTAAATGCTGGTGCCATGTGCGGTTTGGATCGGGATTTGCCGGGTTGAACCAGCAAAAACCTGTCCGCCCAGCAGGTTTACGGGGATTAGACCGTAGGGGGCTGAAACAGTAGGATATGCCATTAAGGACTCCTGTTAGATTGGTTATTTGCTACCACGACCAAACGAAACACCTGTTTTGCGCTCACTAAAGAGCGGCATACGGGCATCGTTGGCTTGCATAAAGTTGTTATCGACGGCTTTCTCTTGAGCGTCCGAGGCTTTCTGGTAAAAAGCAGCGCGTTGATCCATGAACTCTCTTGGAATCTTGCACAGTAGAAGCCCACCGATCTCAATATTGCCTTTAAACCTGCTGTTGGGATCGGCAAACACATGCATATGCGGTTGCGATTCCACTTTTACAGGCACCCAGCCTTCACGAAACTTTGCAGACGTATTTGTAGGGTCAAATTGACCCATCAGTGCCGTCCGAACCCATCTGAATGCCCATCCTTCTTCCGGGGTAGGGGTAGGTAATCCAGTTGGTTGTACCCAACGTGAGGGACGGTGAGTAGTTTCACGGGATTCCACTTCGCGTGGGCTACGGTTATCGCTCATTCTGGGCCTCTTGTGCAATTTGTTTTGCGTATAGTTCCAAAGGAACTCCCAACTTTTTGGCAAGCGCTACTTGCGTTGTAGTAAGCGTTACTTTCCGTGCGCCTACCGACCTTGTTGCAGGTGCTACAACACTTGCAGGGCGTTTTGCCTCAGATACTGAGGGGCGTTCATCCCCAAAGAACGAAGGGAACAATGAACGCATGCGGGTATCAACCCGTTTGAAGTACTCGTCAGAACGCGGGTCTACGCCCGAGGTGACCAGCTTACGGTGATGCGCGAGAGCAACAGCGGTCATCTCGTCGTCCTCTCCGAACCACTGATTGCGCTGCTGCCATTTCAGTGTTTGCTCATCCGGACGGGCGACCTGCGGCTCCGTAGGAGCGATATATACATCAGCAGATTCTTCTTGTAAAGGGGGTGGCGTAAAAGACTTTGCTTGCTCAAGCTTCATACGCGCAGACATCATGGCTTCTTGAGCCGCAATTACCCCGTCCGTATCAAACGCTTCGTGGGATTCTTTGTACTGCTTTTTAGCCATTTCATACTCGGCTTCGGCAGCAGACTTCAGCGTAACGGCGTAGGCTTTTTCCCCTGAAACGGTGTAGGCACGAAGGCGTTTGTTGTCTTCAACAAGCCTACGAGTAACGTTTTCCAGTTCCTGTTTCTCCCGGAAAACAGCTTCTTTTGCCCTGCGTTCGTCGTGACGGGCGTGGGTAAGCTCCTTAATCCGACCCTTTACCTTGTCGCTGTAGTCCGAAAGCTCTTCATCCGTAGGATCTTCCGGTTCTTTTGCCAAGGGCTTACGGCCCCGATCTTCAGAAGGGGTGTCGTCAACAATCTCAACATCAACATCCCCCTCAATAGAAATATCAATTTTCTCTTCGTCTTGCTGCAACGCAACATTTTTTTCGTCAGGCATTTCTGTCTCCTTATGCGCGGGTTAAGCCGCGTGGGTCTTCAACCACCGCTTCCACGGTGTCATCATTGATTACACGAAACTCTGTCCCGTGAATCTTTAACCGCGTACCGGCGTAGGAGCGCACCAGCACGAAATCGCCTTCTTTACACCACGGGCCTGTCGGAAACCGCACTGGGTCGATGTAGGCCATGTCCCCAAGTTTTACAACAAACAACACAACAGTCGTAAGCTCCTCGACGCGCAAGGTTTCACTTGCTTTTATAAGGCCACTATCAAACGCGTCTTCAATTTGCGGAACCATGCACAGAATGTGGAATCCCTTTGGGATGGGCAACTGCTTTGCTTTTTTTTCTTCCGCTACTTTCTGTGTTTCTTCTATTGCAATGTTACTCATCAGCGTCTTCCTCCACTAATTTAGCAAGGTCAAGAAGGTGTCCTTTTGCGAAAGTTAGACCTTGAATAACTCCGCAAGCAAACTTGTATTCCTCAAACGTTTTGCACGAACCCGAAGCTATCTTGTTGGCATACGCGTCCATGTCCTCACGCAGCTTGCGCTGAACCGCAATAGTAAAGCGGTCAATCATGTGTTTTCCTTAGTGGGTTTGTTGTTTTGTTGCCGCCGTGTTTGCATATCAGCCTTATGTTTTGCAATATCGACCCCGATACGCATTCCTTCGGTTTCCTGCGTCTTGTTCAACTGATCCTTGTTCTTTTGGATCTCCACGCCAATCCGCATCCCGTCAGTCTCCTGCTTGGCTTTCAAAGCTTCTTCCTTGATGCGAATCTCATCGGCCTTGGCCGCAGCGTCCATCATGTCTTTCTTGGACTTACGCTGAACTTCGGACTCCTTGATCTGGAGTTCCTTCTGCTGCATCTGGATGAGCGGATCTTGCGCGTTTTGCTGTGCTTGTTGCTGGGCAACAGAAGCTTGGCTTTCCGCAAGGACTTGCGGCGCGGCTTGAGCGAGAAGCTTCGACAACTGAAATTCCATTTCCTCCGACATATCCTCATCGGAGCTAGGCAACGGAGCCCCCAGCGCTTTGGAAATCTTGTTGCGATACGCAAAGCCAACATGCTCCGCGATATGCGCAGCCATTGCCGCCATGATCGCCCCGGCTTGAGGGTTTTGCCCGATTAGCTGCTTTATCAAAGGATCTTGCACCGCAGCGTTGTGCACTTGAATATGCGATTCATGATCTTGGTAAGCAATGGCTTTAACAGGCTTGCCAACCAACACATTCTGGTTTTCTTGAACCGGGTCTATGGGTTTTGCATCCGCAGCGGTTGGGATCAGCTTGTCCACATTCTTAATCCCCAGCACATGCAGCATCTGTTTGTGAAGCTCTGGCATGTCGTATATCTGGGGGGCGCTGGCAGAAAGCTGGATGACCGCTTGGTACTGCACAACCCGCTGGCTCATCGTAGCCGCGTTGGGGTCGGACACCGGGATGATCTCCACAACCCGGTAGTCTTCGTACTTTGCCTTGCGCCCTTGCGGAGCGTCTACGTCATACGGGTATTCTTTGTTATCCGGAATAGAGTCTTTAACTATCTCGGCAATCAACTGAATCTCTTGCTTGAACGCAAAGTGCACCCGGGCCTGTACAGCGGTCAGCACTTTCAACGTCCGCTCAAGAAGCGCAAGCGTAGTGCCCACCGGGGCTTGCGCACTCATATCCGCAACCTTCAAGTCCGCAGTCGCAGCGAACCGCCTACCCTCATCAATGATCTTGTCCAGCAGCCCTGCTAAAACTTGGCTGGGCTCTTTATAGGGAAGCGGGAGGATGTTGTCCCGCAACACGCCCCCGGGCACATCCACATCCCGGAACTCCCCCGGTGCGATGGGGGTGTCATCTCCCTTGATCCGCAAGCCCCGGCTCTTCAACCCTCCGGGGAGGTTACTCAGCGTACCCGCGTCCACCAACTGGCGCATGATGGACGTAGCGCTCTTGGCAAAGCCCCCAATCAAATGGAACCACCCGAAGCCATACGCTCCGTACCCCGGGATATACACGTAGTGCACGAAGTGCTGGCGCTTTAGTTTCAGGGGGTCTTTTTCCCTCCAGTTACGGCGGATGGAAAGTACTTTATTCGTGCCATCAATAAGCGTAAGTATGTAAGGAAGGGCGATCCCCGTGGGCTCCCCATCTTCGTCCGTGTCTTCGTACCCTTCCAAGTCCAGATCAACCAACATCTCATAGATGAGAAAGCGATCATCATAAGAAGCCGTTACGCCTGTCTCGGAGTCCTTCCTTTTTTGAATATCCGTAGTTGTCTTGGGAGGTTCGCCAAGCTCAACATCACGCCAGAACCCCACGGCTTGAAGCTTCAGGATGTCGTTCTTGTTCTTACGCATGCGGTGGGAGATGCGCGGACAGGTGTGCATGTCCGTATATCCGTAAGGCAGGATGACATCTTCAGCGGGGACAAACACCGATGTCTGCCGCCCAAGGGTGGGGTCGTCATACACTTTCTTAAATGCACTACCTGCACTTGGCAGGTTCCACAACATGCGCTCATGCTCGGAGCGAAACTCCGTCATGTTCTCCGTCAACTGCCAGTTAAGATCGTCCGCAACCCGTTCTGCTGCGTCATCTTTTTCTTTTGTCTGTTTGCCGATCACCTTGGTTTTGACGGGCCCCATTGCAGGGAAAGTCTCAATGATCGTTTCCGCTTGGAACCGCACCACCGCTTCCGTAATCATCGGGTGGAACACCCCGCAAGCCCCCGGCCAAGGCTCCGTGCGCTCGTCGTACTTCAAACCCAGAAGCTGAATGCCGTCCTTGTACATCTTTTCCCAGTCGCTACGAGCGTTCAGGTCGTTGCGGATGTTTTCAAGGGCTTCGGTAACCAGCGTTGTCAAAACAGGCTCTTCCATGTCTTCGGCAAGGTTTGCCGTAAAGTCTTCTTCCTCTTCTTCTTTTTCCGGCATCAAATCAATCTCCAACCCATCCACGCCAATCTTCACGCCTTCAGGGTTAACGATCTCAATCTCAATGGGCTCTTCGTCCAATGCCGCAGCGTCGATACCCAGAGGGGCTTGGTACAGTGCTTTGTCAATATCCATATCAATTTCTCTTTTTAAGAGTGGCTCGGTTTGTATCCGGATTGTATTTGAATGCGGATACCGCTTTTCCAGTACGCGTTTTTGCTCTATCCAAGGCGCGTTCTTCGGCTGTCATGGAGTCCCTCTTTCTTCCTTCGGCGGTCAACTTGCCTGTGGCATCCACATGTCCGCGTTTCTGCAACACAGCTAGGGCCGTTTCCCTTGACCCGATCTGCGCTGACAGGCGATCAAGCATCTGGTTTCTCCCCATGAACTTCTGCGTTGCCATCTTGTATCCTAGTAGTAGCCCGTATATCTACGCGCTTTGAAGTTTTTCTTAATCTCTGGCTCATCCAAGTCTGTGCGAATGAACCCGCCTTGGCGAAAGCGTAGCAGTGCCTGTGTCGTGGTATCCACGTAGTCATCATGCTCACCAACCGGGAAGGATGCAACTTCTTCTATCACCTCCCGCGCCCAGCGAGTGTCGGGGGCCCACACCCGCCCACTTGCAAAGAGGTCAGCCACCGCGTTAACCCGCACCGTCTTGTCGTTGCCCCGGCTGGGGCTGAACTCCTGTACCGGGATACCCGACATGCGAAGCTCCTGAATCAGCGGAGCCCCGGCGGACTTCTTCTCAACCACGAAGGCATCAGGCTCCCAGTCGTTGTAATGCTGCAACGCAACTTTCTTTAATTCTGGGAACTCCATCCTGTCCTTGAAGGCATCCAGCAGTATCACCTGCGCAACGCCCTTGCCGTCACCCTCCTCCTCGTTATACCAAACGCCCCACGTAGTACAGGCGCTGTAGTCGGAGGTGGTCTTGGTGTCGTGCGCCGTATCCCATGACTGAATGACGTACTCGCACTTGGGGGGTGTGTCTCTTTCCCAGACGCGCCACTGCTCCCGTTTAATCAGGGCAGACGCGTCCAACGTGGGCTGCTGCTGGTACTGGGCGTTCCAGAACCTAGGCTCCATCGAAGCCTTGGTCTTCTCAAGCTCCTCAATGGGCCACTTCTCGGGCCACAAGGGTTTACCAGAAGGCAGGATGGCGGGGAACTCCACCACCTCCCACTGATCTGCGTCGGGGTTGCGCGTCTGGTAGTCGATCAGCTTGGCGGTCATGTCCATCAACCCCCAGCGTGTCATCACCACAATGATCGCACCGCCCCACTGCATCCGCTGGCGAGGGCCTGTCTGATACCAACTCCACGCTTGCTCAAAGGGAAGCTTGGAACCCCCCTTCACATCCTGTTCCGAGTGGGGGTCGTCAATCACAAGCAAGTTCGCCCCACGCCCTGCAAGCGCCCCGCCCACCCCCACGGCGTAATACCGTCCACCCTTGCTTGTGTTCCAGCTTCCCGCGCCTTTCTTGTCCGGTGCAAGCTTGGTGTCAGGAAACACCTCCGCGTACTCTTCTGAAGCAATCAAGTTACGCACTCTTCCACCAAAGTCTTCGGACAAAGACGCAGTGTGCGTTGCCATAATGATCTGGTGGGTGGGGTTCATCCCCAGATACCACGCGGGGAGGAGGTAAGAAGTCAGTTCAGACTTGCCGTGCCGGGGGGCGATGTTGATGATCACCCGTTTTTTACGCCCCGCAACCACATCCTTGAACACTTGGGCCATTACCTTGTGGTGCGCCCCCACGGAGTAGTTGGGGTACACATGGTGGGCAAACGAAATCAGGTCTTTCTGGGATCTTTGCAGGTCAAGGCGCTTGGTTTTCTGCTCCAACAGGGCAATTAAAGCCTGTTTCTGGGTGGGAGGGAGTAAAGCAAATTCTGCGGGGAGTACTGCGCTCATTCAGGGGTCTTTTCCAAATCATTTTCCAAGGCTTCCTCGTCATCCCGCGCTTTCTTTGCGTTTCGTTCCTCTTCCTCGTCAATTTCTACCTGCTCCAACTCCAAAACCTCCCTTTCCGCCCGGGCGTACTGATCCAAGCGCCGTTTTAGCTCCGCATCAAGCTCGGCATCCAGCATCCCAACCTGTTTAATCTCGCTACGTTCCGTAAAAAGAGCCACTTCCGTCACTTTCCCAAGGAGTTCAAGCGCTCTCAAACGAATTTTGGCATCAGGGTGGTTTGTTTCCTCCATGATTTTTGATACCGCGTAGCCCCGGATCTCCTTGGCTTGCTCCACAAAGGCCCAATCGTAGGCTGTCAGCATCCCAACAAGGTGCTTGACTGCTTGCGGAACCTGAAGGGTCGCAAGGGCGCGTTTCTGGTCTTCCGAACTGTTGGGCGTGGTCAAAGAAGCGAACGCTTTTGTCGCTGCGTGGGCCTGTACTGTCTCGTCTGACGGTACGCCCAAGGACTCTAACCACTCGGAAGAGCCGACTTGCCCATCTAGCATCTGAACGGGCGTTGTTTTCTCTACAGGCGTGAAAGAACCGCCGGGAGAAATCTCGACAGAGGGCTCAAAAGAAACCAAATTAGAAAACATAGACATCGCGCTGGCCTTGATGTACTTGAGGAACTTGAAGCCGCGTTTTGTTTAGTGTACAGTATTTAGTGCGTCTCTTCTACGGGCGTGTTTGCTCCTTGTTGGGCCCTCCTCCCCGGCCCTTTAGCCCCTGCCCCCCTCCTCCCCCGGGTGCCGGGGCTTTTTTTTGACTATTTCCAAGGGGTTTTTTGTAGAAATTTTTTAGGGGGCCTTGGGATTTAAGTGGCGGGGGATGTTTTTGCTTGGCTTTGTCCACTGTTTGTCAAAAGGTTGACAAGTTTCGTGGTGTTGGAGTGCAACAGTGTTCTGTACTGAGCCGCCAAGCTGCCCGGCCTAAAGGGGTGATGGGGGTACGGTGGGGTTCAGCCACGCCAAAAGCCAGCCAAAAGCCTCCCCAGAATCATCCTATGAGATGTCATGGTATAATGTTTCATCGGTTCAGGGCATCCCGCCCTCCGATCTCAGGGTCACCCTGACCCCGAGTTCACAACAAAGGAGCAACACCATGAACGCATCCATCAAGCAACAAGTCTTTGCCATCTTCACTAAGGCTGATAGCTCGGCGCTCTCATTCGCTGAAGCACTCATGCAGCTTGGCGTAGGTGACCGAATGACAGCGCGTCCGCTCGCATTGGAGTGGGCTTCCGCAAAATTCGAGGTGAAGATCGTGGACGGGCAGCGCGGCAAGACGCTCGACAGCAAGGCCAAGGGGTACGAAGCGGCAAAGACTGCGGCGCGGCGCGTGTTGCAGGTGTGCTTCCCGCAAGCGGACATGAACTTCTCAGGCAAGAGGAATGAAGTTGATCCGGTGGAACGTCTGATGAAAGCGTACGCGAAACTCAGCGCAGGGCAGAAGCGCGCATTCAAGGCGGCGATCTAACTCGGGGTCAAAGCGACCCTGAGTTTGCGTTTGACAAGTTTCCGGGGGATTTAATCCCCGGGCGCGATGGGGGCGGCGCTAATAGCCCCCGCACTCTAGGAGAACAAAAATGAACAAGCTCTCAATGGCGATGGGGGGTTGGAGGGTAGTGATCCTCCCGAGCGGGGCGCATTACGATTGCGCTTCGGAGAAAGAGGCGCGGCGGGTATTCGCATGCGCCCCCCAGACCGACGAAGAAACCGGGCGGCAGATCACCCTCGACAACACTATCGTGGAAACAGAGTGACCACCGCACTCTAGGAGAACAAAAATGATAGATGAAAAGGTGTTAGCAACAATAGTGGAGTCCCTGAAACAAGCGGGGTGCGAGAGCGCCCTGATCGGTTCCATTTGGGAGCACTTCGATAAAGGAACCGCAAGCGGTGTCTTAAAGGCAGTCTCGTACGCGTGGGAGATGACCCGGTGAACGAGAAATTCCTCAAGCAGGAACTGATCGCACTAAGAATCACCACCGCAAGGGTAGCCCAGACGCTGGGAGTGTCTACCCCTGACTTGCAGGTACAAGGCAAGGGCTACTCGGCCCTGTACTTCCTCGCCCTAGACAACGGGGTGGGCTGGAACATCCTAGCGGAGCGAGTGCTAGAGAAGTGCATCTATCTCGGGGTCAACCTGACCCCGAGTCAACAGCAAGGAGAACAGCAATGAAAACCAAGCGCAGCAATCAACGGAGTTTCACCCTTCGACCCGAGTTCTTCTGGGTCAGGGAAATCCCCGTGGCACACACCGCAGAGGGCAAGACGTTCTTCAACCCGGACACGGTGGTTCGTGTCCGACCCACACCCAAGTTCAAGAGGGCATCGCTGCGCTAGGGCGGGGGGGATAAAACTCGGGGTCATTGCGACCCCGAGTTGTGTGCTATTCAGAATCATCCTATGAGTGTTCACCACACACACCTGTAGAATGTTCCTAAATAGCATTAGTCCAGCTTTTTGCATAGGCGGACGTACATGCGGACATGAAAAGTCCTTTGTTTTCAAGGTGTCTTGATTTTATATATATAACTATTTCTATTTATTTATATATATACATAGGTTAGGAAAAATAACCTTTTCCTTTTTCCTTTTCTTTTTCTTTTGCTTTGTTATTCTTCTTCCCTTTGAGGTATATTTCTTTTTTGCTTGACAGCGAGACAACGTATCTCTAAGTTGTTGATTCTTATGGTAGGCGCTACGTCCACTTGTGTGTCACTTGCTGCCATTTCTTTGGACACCTTGTACAGCCCTTCAACATACCATTGATTACAAAGGAGAACCCCTTGAAAACAACCCCAGAAACCCTGCAAAAGCCCATGAAAACGTGCGAAACGTGCGGGAAGTCACGCTTTTTATTCCATTTCCGCAAGCTACAGAACCTTTCCTGCACCCAAACAATTAATCCGCTCGTTAAAAAACGGGTGGGCTACATGGTAAATAAATGCAGCTTCTGCCGGAAAAAAGAATTACTCACCCGTCCAAGAAGATTTATCGAAGCCGCCGTATTGCTTGGAAACATTAACGAACTAGATGGGCGCATAGCCGTAGCCACTAAGAAGGCGCAACAAATCCAAGCCGCACGACTGCGCGAAGGCAAACGCCACGCCCTATTCGACAAGGCCCTTGCCAAGCTAATCCACCGGATGCAGGGACGCGCTGCCCTGAACATCCGCAACAACCGCGCACATTGGGAGGACTTAACCACGCGACTGCAAGCCCTGAAATACGCACTCAAACTAGGACGGGCCAGATACCCCAAGAAGCCCAGCCCCTTTACTACCCTAACCGACACAACCTACATGACCCAGACATACATACTGAACTTTCTACAGGAGTGGGAGAAGGGAGAGGTGTGAGAAGCAAGCGCAGTAAAAACTCGGGGTCAGGGTGACCCCGAGTCGGCCAGTGTCAACAAGGAGAAGCAAGATGACCCAGATAGAGAAAGACCTGATCGCCCTACGCATATCCGTGGCGAGGATCGCACAAACGGTGGGGGTGGACACACTTGCCCTACCCGTGAAAGACAAGGGCTACGCCGAACTACACAGACTAGCCAAGGACACTGCTGCGGGATGGAACTACTTGGCGGGGATGGTGCATGAAAAACTGGAGCAAGAACAAGGAGACTGGAAATGAGCAACAAGCAGAAAGAGATTGTAAGGGCTATGGTGATTCGAAAGTCCTTGGGTGCCCGTATCGCAGCGCGGTACATGGCGCTGCGTGGGTGGTCGCTGGAAGCGGCGCTGTACGTGCTGTTGGGGAAAGCGTAGTAAAAACTCAGGGTCAACCTGACCCTGAGTCAATGATAAACAAGGAGGAAGGCAAATGAAAGTCGTCGTCAATACGAAGGGGCATTACTTGCAACTGAGCACGGCAGAGATGGAACTGATCTGCTCGTTGCTGGGGTGGACGCTGAAAGGCGATGAGGACAAATGGTTCTACGACACCGAAGGGGGTCGAGTTGATTGGGTGCAGTTCAGGTCGCACCCCACGTTGGTGGTGTTGGTGGAGGACGGCAAGCTGCACGATGGGCTTGAGGTAGTGGAGATACCTCACGGTATGGCCTATGGGATTTGGCAGTGCACGGCATCCGATTTCTACGAGGAGTCGTTTGCGTATTTCGGGGAGTATGTGATGCAGAGTTCCCCAAGCAAGTGGTATCCGAAAACCCTTATTAAATGCTTCGAGGAGAACTGAAATGGACTTATATGAGAGAGACGATTATAGGAAACGCCTCAAGGAAAACCTCAGGCCCGTGCAGTACGCACGGTCAAGTCAGGGGGAGTGGAAGCACGACCGCTACGAATTCGCATCGCGGAGGCATGCAGCTAAGGTCTTCGGGCGGATGCTTGCTCGGGTAGATCGCACGAACCCCGCCCACCTCGCGGCCTTTGCGGTGCATGTGGAGCAAGCGAATGGGGTGCTGTCTACCACACGGGAGATGTGGAGGTACGACATGACGAACATGCTCACCAAGTTCGACCCGGACTGGGGCCAGATGCTTCGACGGGAGCGGGTCAAGTTCTCCACGGGCGAGTGGGATGTGGTGCCGTGGATGGGTATGATGTGGTGGGAGATGTCCCCGTACAAGTACCTGCATGGGGTGCACATGAGTACCACCAACCCCGGCAACATCGCCTACGCCGAGAGTCAGACGAAGCGGGAGGCGGGGCGGTACACAAGCACGAAGGCGGGGCGCTATCTCACCAAGTATTTCGGGGATAAGCTGGATGAGAAGCAGATCAAACTATGGGCAGAGAAGTGCGCGGCGAGTGCTTTGCCCCTGACCCTTCGCTTCATCGAGAGCAAC